ACATAGCAACCTTTATAAATTGAATAGTCATCATTTTGAATAGATTCCAGAGACATCTCTTCATCATCATAATAAAGTTTATGAAACATCTCAAATGGATTTATAATATACTCTATCTCTCTGGTGTCTGTATCAAATATATGAAATCCTTTTGTATCTTTATAATCAGACCAAGTTATTTGATATTGATTACCAAGATAATAGATGTTACCATTATCAGACTTGTGATGAAAGTGACCACTAAAAGCCATGTCAAACTTGTTGAACATACTTGCATCAATACCACTCTGACTATACTGACCTGCATGCATTTCAAAACCTTTAACTTCTAAGTGTCCAAATAATACTTGAGCAGTTGTTTCTTCTATAGCTTTGAGGGATTGTTCTTTATTTTCATCACATATCCAAGGTTGTAAGAAGAACTTATTACCATCCAGTTCAATTTCTGTGGATTCTTCATAAATGTGAAACTGGTGATTATTTTGTAGGCGAAGGCCATCCAAACTATTTACTATGTTTGTATTACGAAAATATGTATCGTGGTTACCAACTATTAGATGAAGATTTATGTATCGTCCATAGCACGTATCTAAAAACATTTCTCTCATTTGGTATACAGTTTTCCAGTTGATAAATTTTCGCCGGTCAACGACATCACCCAAATGAATAATGTTACGGATACCTCGTTTTTCTAGAGTGGGGAAAAATACTTCTTCATAAAACTTTCTGAAATAATTCATAAAAGCTTGACTGTCATTTCTCGCACCGAAATGTGTGTCATTTATTAATGCTACCTTCATGCTACCATAAAATATTCAAGGTTAGTCTTTTTGGCTGGTTTTTTAGCTACACTCTTTGCAGCCTTTGCATCCTCAAAGTTTTTAATAAAATTATACATATTTGCTTTTTGGTCAGTATTCATTGTCTCTTGATTATATCCTTTATCACCGTCATTTGCAGACACTTCTACATTTTCCAATAAAGATGGAGCACTTTGCATAGTTTTATATTTTATATACAGTTGTTTTTTCTCTTTCTGTATCCTTCTAATAAAAGCATAGTAGATAATTTGAGTAAAATATGCAAATGGGTTGGATGATTTTTCTGGATTAAAGTTCTTTATGTATTGAATACAATTTTCAATACCATCTGAAATCATATCATCTTTAAAAGCATAATTTATAAAATTAGGTCTAAAAGAAAGTCGTTGTGCTATTTTCATGAAACATTCACCAAGATATTCTGAAATCATTGGTGGAAGTTCATCTTTGGATTTAGCCTCATCAAATTCACGTTTATATATTATCATTTCTTTCAAAAACTTTTCGTTATCTATGTAATGTATTGATTTTGGTTTTGCCAATCTGCCCTCCTATAAGTTGTCATTTCATATATTATAACATAATATCTAAGTGTTGTCAACCACTTGACAAAGCTCTTGACAGGTGATATAATACTAGTGTAGGGGTTAAATGATTTATTAAGTTTTCAATTGTACGAAATATTCAGCTACAGGAAATCGTTCTTCCTCATATATTTTTTTCCTTTCCTCAAAATGATCTAATGTGTAATTGAAACTACTACCATAAGATAGATCATCAGCAATATCATACAACGTAGCTATATCTTTCTTTTTAGATTTCCGTAATCCTCGACCTATTGATTGTAAATTTCTAACCCGACTCTTAGAAGGACTAGCGAAAACGATGTTATGAAGATTCCTAATATCGACGCCAACACTAAATACGCCGTAACTAGCAACGATGATTGCATTTCGTTCTGATTCAACGATATGTCTAATTTGTTCTCTTGTATCTGCATCCGTTCCTCCATGAACGAAAAATATTGTTCTACCATTTGATTCCTCCTTTATCATATCGTAAAGTATCTTTCCATGTTTTTCAACAAAACGAAATAGAAGAAGTGTATTAGTCTTTAAATCTAGAACTAATTTTTTTATAAATGTATTTCTTGCTTCAGAATTTATCAAATAATCCAATTCTTCTTGATAACTTATTTTCCTAAGATCATGACATATTGAATCTGGATGTTTTATTAAAATTGCTTTGATAGTAAAAGGTGATAGATATTTACTGTCTATAAGCTTCTTTGTTGAGGTGACCTTGTAGACCTTACCAAATAACCCCTCTAAGACCAATTTATGAGTTAGTGTTCCGTCTAATGTTCCAGTTGTTCCTATACGATATTTTGCATTAATACATTTGGTCATTATAGATGTAAGAGATTTTGACTTAAAACCATGAGCCTCATCTCCAATCACAAGTTCATATTGTTCAAAGTATTTTTGTTGCATCTTATAAATTGACTGCCATGTTGATATTATGATAGGCAACTTAGAACCTTTATCTCTTCCAGCAAAAACCGTATGACAATTGTTTGCTACATCAAATCCATATTTTCTAAAATCATCATACATTTGAGAAACAAGAGATATAGTAGGAACTAAAATAAGAGTTTTTAAATTCAAATACCTTATTAGTATATAGATAATCAAAGATTTACCAGAAGCTGTTGGTGAAAGTAAAAGTGCTTTGTGGTGGGTCAAGGCATGATTGACAGCAACCATTTGGTAATCTCTAGGGATCACTGGTAACTTTAATGAATCTATAAAATCTTGTTTGAGGACGATTTTTTCGACTTCAAAGTCAGATTGAAATTTTACCTTGTAATCTCTAGTATAAAGAAATTTACAAAGATGTTCAAATAATCCCCCATAAAGAAGACGATTATGAACATTAAAAAGTCTTATCTTTCCATCCCAAAGTCTATTACGATATGCTGGCATAAATGTGTAGCCAGGCACCATAAAAGTAAAATGGTCACAAATTTCCTGAGCAGTTGAAGCTTCAGAATCTATCTGGATATAGACTTCATTTTTTTTAGATATGTTAATTATTTCCATGAGAAAATTTCAACCAATCTAAAGCATTCTTAATTTGGAACCCCCGATTGTTTATCATCCTAATAACAGAGTCTAGATAGTTTATCTTTTCCTGTAGGACTACTAATTGTTGTTTCAATTTGATTACATCATCATCTGATTCAATATATTTAGCTATTTCATTCTTGAGAAGTCTTCCCAAATATTGTTCCCAGCCATGTCGTTCAAGTTCTTCTTGAGACATTTTACCAGAATAATACTCAGTCTTAGTCCGAACCATTTTAGATAGTTCAAACTCAACTCCTTTTAGTCTGATTCGTTCATCAGTAAAAATTTTAAGATATTTGTCGTGAATTTGTGGAATACGGATGGATTCTGTACCCAGTTCTGTATAATCAATTTCACTATCTCTATGCCAAAGTTCTTGAATATCTTCAAGTTTCAAATCACCTCCTTAAATAATAATTAAACTGGTTGTTTATGCCCCGCTAAGGTCATCTATGGGGGGTTTTTCACCAGATGGGTAAGCTCGTGTTCCTTCGTATGTTACCTCATTGTTGAGTAGGTTTTCAACTGTATAAACATCATAACGAAAAGAAACATCTGCAGTAACATAATCTATATCTGTTCCACCACTATCAAATGCAATTGAAGAAAGGCTTAATGGAAAACATTCTTGAAATCGAAAATTTATCTGTGGATTCATATTACTGGTCAATACAGTTAAAGTTGCGTCAGTAGTCAATTCTGAGTTTTCTGATAATTTTTTATATTTTGCTTGACCCTCTTTAGTTGGAAATCCAAGTCCGATAATCCAATCATAAATTGATAACCAATTTTTCATATTTTCATCTACTATGAATTTTATTGACAACTCTTCAAAAGTAACTTCATCCCCAGCAATTGCTATAGTTTTTAATGCTGTAGGAACATCAATAGCAGATATTGAAATCCCAGGCAAAGAAGCAGACTGACAGAAATAGTTTACTGCTGGAAAATTGTTAAGTTGAAATTTAAACCCAATAGGACTTAAAAAACTAGTATTGATTGGTTGATCTTGTAATGCAGACATAAATGGAATATCCTTTCTGTAATATTTAGTTAGGACAAAAAAAAAGGGTGACTACAATTAAGTAATCACCCTTCTCACGTTCTTTAGGGGTAGTAACTCCTAAAGACTTAACTTACATCAAATTGTCAATTCTGACCAATCTGTAGTAGTAGTTAGCGTTGGCAGTCAAGGCTCCGGTGCCGGCACTGTTTCCAAATGGATTGGTTACGAGTCCGTAACGTGTCTTGAAACCAATTTTTGGTTGAAAGGAACTTTCACCAACCGCACGAACCATTTGTAATGGAACGTAAGGACAGTAGAAAAGACCTGCATCATAAGCAGATGAACCTTTG